GTGAACAGTGAGCTGCGTCCATGTTAGGAGCAGCAATACCTGGCAGCCCGACTCGAACGGGCAGGACGCCGGTGCATCGTGCAGGTGGTGCCATGAGCAAACAAGGCGTGTGGCTCCGCCGTAAGTGTGTCTACCACAGCTCCCGGTCAGATACCCATGCCGGTCGTCGTCACCTAGCCGTTGATCGGCTGACGCTGTGCTTATGAAGTTGTCAAGGTTCGGTGGGAGTGACTGATGGTTGAAGATCGAGACTCTCCTCCCCCTTAACAGGGAGAGTCGAGATCAAGACCTTCAAATCAGTCATCTCTGTTTGAGTATAGACCCTCAGCAGCCCAAAACACGGTGGACAATCGGCTAAGCTGCACATCACCCCATCAGATCCCAGTCATTGCAATGGTTATCACTGCATCTTATCAGTCGATTGCTGACCGATAACCGTAGGTTAAGTGGCGCCACAGATCGCGCGAGATTGAGACCCGCGCGTCTCACGTGCACGCGGTAGTTGGTTTGCGCGGTTGAGCCCAGTATTGCCCAGTTTGTGCAGTAAAATACCGGGGCAAAACCGTTGATATCACTGGGTTTTGCTGGGTTTTACCGCACAACCGGGGGCACGGGGGTAGCTGCGTCCCGGCTACAGCGTTATATGGGTAGCCAAATTTTTGTCATTTTTTGACCAGGTTATATTCAATAATATCACCCGTTTCCGTCAGTAATTCGACAGTAAAAACGCCTGGTCCAGTCTGTACAAAACCGACAATGACCAGACCAAGCAATGTACACATTAGTTTAACGCCTCAAAGCAAAGTGGAAAGGTTTCTTTAATCAGCTCGCGACACTGATCTGCAATAAGTTTGTGTTCAAGTTGAGTCCCGTTAGCGCAGCGAAGATCTGTATAATGGATCCAACTACGTAACGTACCATTCATGTACAACGTGGTAGGTGAACACATAGGTAATACTTCACGTGCACACTCTTTAGCTACACCAGCTTTAAGCATATCGTTGTATATGCGGTATGCCTGTTTAAAATGGTCTTGCATCATGATCTGGTAAAACTGTACATCTGTGGGATTCAGATCGTCTGTACTGTTTTGCCGGTTTACCAGGTCTTGTTTACGCAGGGCTGGAGTTTCGGGTAACTCGGTTACCGCAGCATAACGCTGGCTAAACTCTTGAAAGCTGAAAGATCTGTGACGTAAGATCTGTGCAGCTATTGATCGTGTTGTATGTATTTCTACACACATGTTTACCATTTCAAACGGTGACCAATGTTTATGCTTAATGAGGTATTTAATTAGACGAGCACTGGTCTCAGTGTTGTTTTGATTAGATGGATTAGATACACGTGCCATATAACTGACAAGGTTATCACCATCAGGTGTTGAGTGAATAAGTTTAACGGAGTGCATACAGTAGTAAAGGTGTTTCAGCTGTGACACAGTGTATATAAATACACATGTCTCTTAGTAATCTGATTTACAGTAGTAAAAGGGACTCCGAAGAGTCCCCGGTACAGGAAGTCGAGTCCACCCTTCTCTTCCCCCTGTATAAGTCAGGGACCGGTCTAAACCCAGGTGGGGACTCCATTCTTGTCGTTACCTCTTGCCTGTTGTCTTTGGTCTAAATTCATACCCAAAACAAGGTGATTTGCACTGCTTTGTGGGTCTTCTATTGTAGATCTAAGGAGGTCGTTCCATTCGTCACGTTTACGTTGGTTTACCGCCTCTTGAGCAGAGATACCCATAGCGTCGGTAAAGTATTTAACGCCTTGTGCAAGGCAGTCAATCCTGTCGTCGTGTCGAACGGCACCTTTTTCCATACACATGCGACTCATTTGATAGAAGAGCATGTATTGTAGTCGTTTTTCAGGTGCTTCGTTTTTGTTTGAGGTATAATCCCAGTCAATGACACTACGATCAACAATAAGTCGGTGTTGATTCATTATAGGTTCTAGTGCATCAATAATTCGTTGTTCTTTACGAAGTGTAGCACGTACCTCTTCAACTCCAATTGCTTGTTTTGTTTGTTGTAGGTGTTTTTTAAACAACTCAGCGACAATACCGTCACCAAAGTTAGTTTCAATTACAAGTTTTGTTACGTTGTATTTTTTACAACCTCTCAAAATATCCAGGAGCGTGTTGTCTGAGTATCCGTCTCTGTAAGCTCGCATTTCGTGCAAGTACAGGTAACCGTTTCGCTGGCTGATAAAAGCTGCTGCCGTTTCATCCGAGCCTCTACCCGACGGGTCAACACTGCAGATTGTCTCTTGGTAGGGTAACCATTCTCCTTGTAACTGCATTGGACTGTAGAAATAATCTCCAGGTAAGCCGACAATGGGAGCATCTTTGATGACATTCTTGGGGTCGCTGCACCAGATAACGGAATCAGGAGCAGTGGTGGGGTTAACAGCGGTAACCACAAGGTCTTGCATTTTAAGCGGGAACTTGTCAGCATCGCTAAGGGACGTGTCAAGCATGAACTGAAGCATAAAGTTGCTTCGTCCCATTGCCGCTTCACGTTCAATAAGGTCATCATCACTAAATCGGTCGGGGTCAGTTACATCCCACGCCTCAGCGCCCATATCAATGTCTTCTTGCAGTTGTGGTGCAATTAGACCTTCGTAGTTACTAAGGCTGCGTGGGACCCTTGCAGGCCACACAAACGGACGATAATTACGTTCTGCTAGCTTACGGTAGATAGTAAACGTCGTTTGTGGAGTCCCAAGGTACATAATACGGGAGTCATCCTTTGGTGTAAGGATAGATTCTGCTTCCGTACACAGTTGAAGCAGCTTCTCCCTCATAAATTCAGTCATTGAGTTGCCTGGAACCTCAATGTCGTCTAGAATCATTAAGTCAGCACGGCTACCAGTAAGTTGACCAGTGATTCCCACTGATTTAACAGACGGAGCTTGGTGTGGACTACAATTAACATCGAAAGAAATTCTGGACCATCTAGCATCATCGGATTTAGGACGTAAATGGGTAAGCCACGGTGTTTCAATGATCAGCTTCTGCAAAAAGATCGACATGTTGTCGGCTCGTTCTTTAGAAGCTGAAATAATCATAATTTTCTTTTCTGGATCTTTAAACAAAGTCCAGAGGACGAAGGCACCAGTGATCCATGACTTTCCAACACCACGGAAAGCTTGTATCTGAAGACGTTTAGGTCCAGATTGAAGATAGTCTGCGATTGCATATTGTGCACGAGTAGGTTCGGGCAGATCAAGCTGCGCCCACAGGGCTTGCAGGAACAGCTTGAAATCGTCTTGAAGGGCGGATAGTACGTCTGTCATAAATTAAAAACCACCACCAGTAGCAAATTTGATAACACCACCAACACCTTGTAAAATTCCAAAACCAACTCCTGCGGCAACACCGACAGCAGTTTTAGAAGTTTCATAAATCTGTTGGGTTAAATCTTGTTTAGGTTCTAGCGGTGGTTGCATAGGTACATAATCACTAGCCATGCCTTCTAGTTCAGGCGGTTTGTAATCGGATCCACCAGGTAAAGAATAAGGTTGAGGCGAGTCTTCTTGAAATCCACCTAAAGCAGGCATATTAGCTTTAGTTAAAATAGCATTGATATTTACACCGCCACGAGACCTTTTAAGAAAAGGCTCGTAAACATACGATCCACCAATACGTTCTGCTTTTGCTGCGTTTTCTTTAGGTGTCATAAGACCTAAATTCCACGGTGCGTTTGAAGGACCGCCACGTGCAATAGGAATTTTATGATCTACCTGCAATCCGCGTTTTTGAGCTTCTTCATAATAGTTATCTACCATCATTTGCTCAATTTCGCCAAGCGGTACAGCTTGATCGTGATATAAACCACGTCGTTTGGCTTCCTTAGCTACACGTTCACTTGAGCGTTTAATTTGATAACCTGAAGACGCTGCAGATCTTTGAAAAGTATAATTTTTACCTTTGTAATTAAATTGAGCTTTTACTCTTTTTGCTTCAGGATTTGCCTCTTTTCTTTTTAGATAATCTAGAAGTTCTTTTTGAAAAACTTCTTCAGGCACTTCTCCCAAATGCATGTAGCCTGGTTTTGCCATTTACTTAATATGTGATAAAATAAGTGACTCACGGAGCCGATTGACACCAAATGTCATTCGCATCCATTCGAGCCAGTGTAAACTTCCTTTGTCCTGATTGCAACTTTTACAGGCTGGTACGAGGTTTGACGTAAAGTCTCCTCCGCCAAAAACGCGAGGATGAACGTGATCGAGAGTAAGGTCATGTAAATCATAGGTCTTTCCGCAATAAACACATGTGCATCCGAAGTGTTCTTTGATGCTGCGCCTCCAAAGGCGCTTGGCTTCTGGGGACGTCATGGCTATTAGGTTGTAAAGGTAGTCGTCAGGGGTTGGGAAGAGGGGAGTCATGCGTACTTTTGGTTACGTCGTGGTCTAGAGCGATTCTTTTTAGGGCTTTCCAGCTTACCGCTGTTAGGTCCTGTGTGAGACGCATCTTTTCCATCACCGTTACCATAAGTACCAAGTTTCCTGTTTAATTTGTTTGCTTTGGTCCTAATTTTAAGACCTTCAGAGGTCTTGTTGTAGGCACGCTGCTGCTTTCGACGGCGAGCAGCTGCTTTGGGGTTAGATTTGTAGTAGTTAGAGGTTTTACCGCTTGCCATAAAGTCTGCTCTGTACGAGTTCTGGGTCAACTTGCGGCATTACGCTAGCTAGTTTAGACAGTGGGTTACCATCAATGGCTACACCACTGATGTCGTTGGTTTTTAACCAATCACAGGCTGCTTTTAAATCCTGAGTAGTAGCTTCCCCAGACTTAATGCGAGCCAAAAATTCTTTTGTGACGAGTAGGTGGAGTTCATTGAACTGATCTTCAGTAGCTTTTTTCTTAGCCATTTTTCAACAGCATTTGGTCAAGTTTGTTTTCAATACGGATCATGTGTGATTCCATTTTACTCATGGCTTCACCAAATTGTTCTTGAGGAACATAACTGGTTGCAACACGGAGTTCAAAGGCGTCAACACGACGATCCAATTCGTTTATGCGGCTGTGTAGCCGATTTGTAATAGCAGCACCGCCAGCAATCAATGCCACAAGTGCTGAAACACCAGCTTCAATCATTAGTAAGTGAGACGATAGGTACAACATCGTGGCATAACACTTCTACTCGGCTACCGGGTCGAAATGTAAAACCAGCTTTCATTATTTCGGTACACTTTAGTGCACGCACTAGCTCGTAGTCCAACCGCATTTTCTGCTCATGTCTACGTGCAATCTGTTTACAAGTTTCGACCATTCCACCGTCTAACGGTACAGAAAAATTAAGACTCAATCCAAAGTTACTTGTACGGCTATATGTGTCGTTATGGACATCACCGCCAGTATAAAAAGGAGAGACCGTCATAGTAGTCCCGTTGCAAGAATTGTTTGCAGCAAAGAACTGCCGTGACGGTGCTCCTGTATTTTGGAATTGAATAGCTTGGTTAGTTACGTTACCTGTAGCAGCAGCCACTGGAGACGAAGTATTCTGTACCTTAGGATCTTCTTCTGCGTAAACAGGGCTTACTGCGAGAAGACTGACAAGGAAGTAGTAGTAGATACTTGCTGGATAGTTTCGGCTACGTCGATTGTCTCGACTACACCGGCTGCTCGATCTACAATCTCTAGTTGAAAAGGATCTCCAGCGGTTGTTACTGAAAAGGTTGTCGAAGAATCTTCGATTGAACCACTGGGTGTTACGTTGGTTCCAGACCATGATTTGTAAGTTCCGCCGTACACTTCAGTTGCGATGGTACGGTCAATATCAATTGTGGTAGTTGTAGTACTTTGCATACTACCTTGTGTAAAATTAGGAGTAACGGATTGAGCCGAAACAGGAGCTGCTAACAACAATAACAGAAACAGTTTTTTCATTTGTTTTTTTCACGAGTGATTGAAAAAGTAGCTAAAGTTCCACTAAGAATCGAAGCTACATAAGTCGGATCCATTTTACTCATCCATCCTGCGTATGATGCTGTGAGGAGTCCGGCTGACCAGACAAGGACAAGGAATTTGATGAGTCCGTCTTTTTTGTTATCTTGTTCCACGCTTGTTTAAATACTGGTTTAAATAAAGACACCAAATGTTTAAACAAAGAAGTTGCTGTTAACG